TTGTAACATCTGTTACAATTTTATAAATTCTTCACGTGAGAAAAATTTTGGGGAAATTTTTGCTGCCGATCTGGGAAACTACTTCCGTTTTTTGTTTTTGGGTGATTGATAACCCCAGAGTCTTGGATTAATCCTGCCGTATCCAAAGTCAATGTGCTTCAAATTTTCACGAAACTTTTCCCAATACATATCAAATATTTTAACTCTTGTCCCTCTTGTAAGATCAAAGCAAACTTCATCGTCTACGATATACTTGACGATATAAGCATCGTTCGGTGCCTCTTTGGTGCAAACATCGGCATAGGAACCATTTTCTACCAGAATTTCACATCCGTAGCGTGACTTAGAAGTTTCTCTTTCTGCTGGTGTCCAGTGGTCCATTTTCTTTTCCGTAGTTTGTGCATCATCAACTACATCACGAAGTTGACTCATGAACGACCTCCCCATTGAATATCTGGATATGCTTCGGCAATGGTCTCTCTACTAATCTTATATTTGGTCTCAAGTTTTTTATCCTTACAAAGACAAACAATTTCTGCTTCTAATGGATGAAGTCCTTGAAGAACATTAATAAACATTGTCTCTCTGCGAAGAGAACTGAGTCCATCATTACCACCTTTTACAAAATTATAAAAACGTTGATATTCTTTACGAATTGATGAGCGTCCTTGATCTTGAGATCCTAAAGAAGTAGATCCAAGTTCTTTCATCTTATCAACGGCATCCGTAATCTTTTCACTCAGAGTCCCCTTAAAGGAATCCATTTCATCAACAGCGGCATAGGGCACGTCGCCTTCTGGAAGGGCTGAAACTACTGTTTCATCAAAGTTCCAAATAAAAATAGTTTTTAGAGCAGGATGTACGTATTTTTGAAGTACTTCTACTTTCTTCTCATCCGTACTCATTTTTACTACAGCATTAAGAATCTCAAAAATAAAAGGATTTGCAGGAAGATCTGGAACCATTTCTGCAGTAACTTTTGTTTTAGATGCTACTGGTTTTCTGGTCGCAGTCGTTTTTGTTTTAGTCGCTGCTGCTGTCGTCTTCTTCGTCGTAGTCATGATAGTTTTCAAAATTAAATGCTATTACCTCATCTGGAATCAAGTTTCCTTGATCATCAAACATTTCGGGGTGAGGTCTTGGTATTTCCCGATAGTTCATCATGTATTCTCTTGCTACCCAACCTGCTATAAGTCCCACTATAAGAAATAAGACTGTTAGAAATGAACCAAATACTAGACTAACTGCTAACATTTCTTCTTCTCCTGGAAACTACTTTTCTTTTCCTTGACTTAAAAGAAAACTCAAAATAGATAGTAACTTCCTGATTTAGAAAGCAAACTATCTTTTCAAAGATAATATGAAACGGTTGTGTTTGCTTTCTTTTTCCTCCATTAAGTATCAGTTCAAATCCACGATTACAATAATCTTCCTCTTTATTTATGATATTATTAGACAAGTTGTTGCTCTCTAAGGAATTTGATTGTGTCAACAGACCCTCCTAACTTCTTATCGTTACAAATCACCTGTGGAAATGTAGACCCCTCTCCAAACTCTGCATAAAACTCTTCTTTGGTAAAGTCTGTATTTAAAGTATACACGACATGTTGAAGTTTTGTCAACTCTAAAACTTGTTTAACCTTATCACAATATGGACATCCTGTTTTTGAATAGACTGTGAAGTTCATGTATTTTTACAAACTCTTACTTAATTTATCTAACTTTTTTACTTGATTTTTAACTTGATACATAGTATTATATCATATAAAATAAAGTTAGATAGTTTATGTATAGATCATTTAAAATTGTAGTTGTTGGTGGTGGAACTGCTGGATGGTTTTCTGCAACCACTTTAAAAAAATTCTTTCCAGAAAGAGATATAACCGTTATTGAAAGTCCTAAAGTACCGATCATTGGTGTTGGGGAAAGCACTCTAGGATACTTTACTTATTGGTTACATGCAATGGGTATTGATGAAACGACTCTTTTTAAATACACAGATGCATCTTACAAGTCTAGTATTAAGTTCACAGATTTTTATAAAAAAGATGCTGGTGGATTTCATTATCCTTTTGGAAGACCATGGCTTCCGAAAGAACTTTTTGGCGATATAGGGGCAAAAGCATGGCAATTTAAAAAAGTTTTTTACCCAGAAACTCCAGTGGAAGATTACTGTAGAACGATCTATCCACACATGGCTTTGATTGAAAATAATAAAATAAACAAAGATGAAAAAGGAAAACTATTTCCAGATTTTTCATTTAATCATTCTACTTCATATCATTTTGATGCTACTAAGTTTGGAATCTTTTTAAGAGATCATGTATGTATTCCAAATGGTGTAAAACATATTCCTGCCGAAATAAAAAAAGTTGTTTCTAATGAAGATGGTATTAAAGAGGTTATTCTTGATGATGGTAGAATTATTCAAGGAGATTTATTTATTGATTGTACTGGATGGAAGAGTCTCCTATTAGGTCAAGAAATGGAAGAACCTTTCCTATCATATGATCATCTGATTCCAAATAATAAAGCGTGGGCAACAAAAATTCAGTATACAGATAAGGAAAAAGAACTAGAACCATATACGAACTGTACTGCTCTAGGTAATGGATGGGTTTGGAACATTCCTTTATGGTCAAGAATCGGAACTGGATACGTGTATTCTGATAAATATATCTCCAAGGAAGATGCTTTAGAAGAGTTTAAAAGACATCTTAAATCTAATAAAATGTCTCATCATGACCCTAATAGGAATGTTGATGATCTTGAGTTCAAAGATATTAATATGCGTATTGGTATTCATCGTAGAATCTGGGTTAAAAATGTTGTAGCTATCGGTCTTGCTGGTGGATTCATTGAACCATTAGAAAGCACTGGTCTCTTTACAGTTCATGAGTTCCTTATGAAACTTGTAAGTTATCTTGATAGAGATCATTTTAATCAGTTTGAAATCGATGCATACAATACTACAACAAGAATAATGTTTGATGGTCTATGCAAGTTTGTTGCATTACATTATGCACTTTCTCTTAGAGATGATACTGAGTATTGGAGAGACGTTAGAAGAAGATCTTACGCTGGATATTTAATTGATGATGCTCAAACTAATCAAGTAAAAGAAATAAGAGAATGTATCGATGCATTTGGTCAGTTAATTGGTAGGAAATCATACGTACATGATCATAATATACGTGGTGGTGAGCACTGTATTGCGAATGGTCTTAACTTTAATGTTCTTAGTATGGAAAATATCGTACATGATTCTTTTTATAACTATGGTCCAAAAATTGATGAGGCTAAAAAAACTCTAGATACTATGATGGTAAAATGGGAAGAAAAACAAAAAGAATGGCAAAAAATTGCTGATGAATCACCAACATTAGCACAATATTTGTATGATAATTTTTATAAGCATTTTTGACATGATTTTACTTACAGGATCTTCAGGATTCATTGGAAAACATTTTTGCAAATATTTACATAATCATGATGTTCTTTTAATAGATGTTGATGATGCTTATCGTTTTTTAAGGGAGTTTAATGAATGGGAAAAAATATCCTTGATCATTCATCAGGGAGCTATCTCTTCTACAACTGAAAAAAATATCAATACACTACATCATTATAATGTTTACTTTACAATCCAACTTCTTGAACATGCTATTCAACATGATATACCAGTTAAGTATGCATCATCAGCATCGGTATATGGTAATACTAAAGGACAGATTAATCCACTCAATCAGTATGCGATCAGTAAGTTACAAATCGATTATGCTGTATTAGATAGTTTAGATAAGTTTTCTTTAATCCAAGGTTTTAGATACTTTAATGTATATGGAGAAGGTGAAGATCATAAGGGAGATCAAGCGAGTCCAATAAGTAAATTTACAAAACAATCAAAAGAAACTGGAAAGATTAAACTATTTGAGGGATCAGATCAGTTTTTTAGAGATTTTGTTTATGTTAATGATATTATTGATATTGTCATAAACAATGATGCTCCAAGTGGAGTTTATGATATTGGCACAGCAAATCCAATCTCTTTTCAAGAGGTTGCAGAACTAGTTGCAAAAAAAGAAGGGAGTGAGATTGACTATATCCCGTTCCCCGATCACTTAAAAACAAAATATCAAACTCATACTTGTGCGGATATGAGTTGGTTACCAAAATATAATTTTAAATCTGTCAAAGAGTATCTCCTTGCATAACTCTGATACTATCTTCATCAAGATGTTGAGTAGAAAATTCAAATAACTCGGTATCTTCAAGAGCAATCATTTGATGTCTTAGTCCTTGATAAATGTGATATCTTTCACCTTTATTGAGGATTATTTCATGTGCTTCATTTAAATCATCTTCTTTAGAATACTTAAGTAATATTTTTCCACTTTGAATATAGAAGGTTTCATCTTTGATCATATGATAGTGCCAAGAACACTTTTTACCTTTAACAAAGTACAAAAGTTTTCCACAGTAATCTTTATTATTTACAATCCATTTTTCAAATCCCCAACCTTTGGGAACTATTTTTATGTCATTTGTTACTGGGTTCATTTTTGCTATAGATTGAAATAAACATATTAGCTGCTATGGTATATCTAGGTTTTTCAGAATCTATTAAACAAGCCCTATGTGGAATCCAAGCAGGAAAAATTATCCAAGAAAATAAACTTGGTTCTATTTGATATGATTTATCTGTCATATATAAGGAACCTCTTGGATCAAAAAATTCTGTCCCTTTTTTATAATCACTAATTGGTAAATCTAGGTAAAAGACTCCAGAAAGAAATGCTGGAGAATGTGTATGGATAGGATTACTATTTTGTTTTTTATTTAAAGAGTGCCAAGATTTATATGCCCAGGCATGAGAATCGATTGGATTTATAGTACTCAAATCGTGTTTAGAACAAAACTCTGGAACTTGTTCCAAATAAAAATAACAAGCGTTATAAAATGATTCTTTCAACTTTGTCCAAACTTTTGGACGATCATTATTAAATAGTATAATTTTAGTTTGGTAAAGAGGATGATTTCCAGTATTCTCATACATTCCAGAGTTAATTAGATAATCAATATCTTTAATCATCTCACCTTGATCTTGAGATGTAAAATAATCAGATAAATCTATTTTAATTATAGACGTTGGAAATAAATCTATCTTTGCATGTTTCATATCATTTTTTATTTATTTTTCAAAAAATATATCAGAATGAATAGCCTTATCATCAATATAAAAATCAGCAGATGGTTTTCCCATATAAAGATGATTATATTTACATCCCCATTCATCTAGTTGTTTTTTAGTTAAGGAATACCACTCAGCACATGCTTTTGATGGAGGAGGATTTTGGCTCATACCTCTTGCGGTAAAATACCAAATCTCATGTCCATTATTATAAAGTTTATTAATCTTTTCAATTCTATTTTTAAATGGAACTGCTTCTTCATACTTACCAAAAGTATTATTGCAAATAGTTCCATCAATATCAACCACATATTTCATTTATATCATCCTCCATCAATACATAAGTTCCTCTATTTTGCACAGCGATAGATGCTGCTTTGTTGGCATAGGGTATTGCTTCATCTATTCTACCATATTTTAAATAAAAGTAGACAAGTGCAGATAAAAAAGTATCCCCAGCACCAACAACATCATACACGTTTACCTTTTCCCCAGGATACAAAACCCCATCATACTTTGCGCCCCTATCACCGTAAGTAACTATTAGATTATTTGCACCTTTATATTGTTCATCAAGTTTATTATATTCTTGTTCATTAATTTTTATATAACAGTTATACTCTGGTAATACTGTTTTTTTAGTATCAATAAAAACTGGACATTTAAAATTATATACAATCTCAAACATTTTTGAACTAGTTATAAACCCTTTATTGTAATCACTAATCACAACTGCATCATATTTTTCTTTTAAAATTTCACATTCTATTGGTTTACAAACTACTTCTTTATCTACACGAAGAATTTGTTGATTTGTCTTTTCATCAATATATCTTGTTTTAGTAATCTTTTCTTGATTCGTTATCATACAAACTTCTAATCCAAATGCTTTTAGATTATTATAAACATTCCAAGCCATACCTTGTTTTTGTTCTGTTCTTACATATTTTAAAATAGGAACAGGTGCTTCTGGGTTCAATCTTTCAACTACACCATAAACATATTCATCAATACAACTATCTCCTATCAATAACACTTTGAATGGTTTTTGTTGTGGCATAATCACCTACCCTATCAAAAAATAAAAGTTTTGCTGCATAATAAGAACCTATCACAGACTTTTCTTTCCAATCAGATCCTACTACCATTATATCAGGTCCATAAGATTTTATCATTTCTTCTAACTGATTGTCTGTAGAAAAAACATCAACGGCATTAACTGCTTTTAGATTCTCTAAAAAAAATTTTCTCTCCTCTTGATTATGTATAGGTCTTGTTGGACCTTTTTTTTCAGAAACTCTGTGATCACTATCAATACCAACTAATAAAAAATCACCAAGACTTTTAGCATAGTTTAAAAGTTCTAAATGTCCACGATGTAGAAGATCGAAAGTTCCATTTACAAAAACTTTAATCATTCTTTTTATTTTTATTGTTACGTATGTAGTTCATGAACTCAGCATCTCCAATATATTTAACCTCTCCTTTAGATCCAGGAATTTCATAAGCCATAGGTGTATTATTATTCAAACAAAAATCAAGAATCCATGCAAAAGTTCTTACATCATAACCTTCATTAATAGATATAACTCTAAGCATTTGATATTGCTTACAATCACCCCAGTTTTCAACAGAAACTAAGACATTAGATTGATCTGGTTTCATCCATTCTGGAAGAAGATGTTGTGACCATGCACACTGAAAATTTCTACACGTTTGAGGTCTATTTTCATGTATAGTGCATCTCCTTTCTTTACAAAGAAAAAAACATGGATTTCCGGGCGTTACCGAATGTCCATATACATCTTCGATGTATAAGTTTTTACAACACTCTACACAAGAACCACAATCTCTAAAATCCTTTGGACTCTGTAAGTTTTCTTGATTTTGTTTTAACGACATGTGTTTTTCCATAAGAGGGTTTTAAATCTTCTCCAATCATTGTAAAAATTTCTTTTAACTGAGTTTCGTTAAATTTCATTGCACCATCATTTGTCCTATCTGCCAGTTGACAATCTAATCCTCCAATTCTAATCGGATTATATTTTACTTTTACATTTTTATTTCTATAAAATTTAAAATAATCTGGATAAGATACGTTACTTTCAAAAGTAGATCCCATTAAAATAAGGCCATTTTTATCAAAAGCACGTGCTATATGTTGTCCAACACTATCACAACCAAAGAAATAATCAGATTCTTTTATGGTTGCCATGTACATTCTTAAATCTGCTGTTGGCGGACAGAATGCGTCCTCGCATTTAGAAAACTGAAATAAATCTGGGGGACCAAAATAAATGATACCGGCATATTGAGATAGATGTTTACACAGGGTTGTAAAATCTTCTGGATACATACTTCTACCAGAGGAATCTATAAATATATCACTTTCGATTCTTGCTCCACTTCCAAAAGGTTGGAAAACAATAATCTTATCCTTGTTAACTAGACGTTTGAAAGATTCAATATTTGATTTTATTTTTGCAATCTCTTCATTACTAACATATAAATTGGGTTTATCTAAATCACTATGATCTGTGGTTTTATTAATTATTTCATCAAAAGCTTCAGCAAGGGATTTTTCTTGGTTATAATATCCAGAAACATGATATGGTTCTGGAGATACAAGATTATAGTTTTTAATATAGTTTTCAAAAATTCCTTTTTGACTCACTTCAAAAGTTTTTTCTTGTAAGAGAGGATGACTCCAATACATCATGTCCCAACCATGCACCAAAACTTTAAAATCATCATCTGGATTTAGTCTAGCAAACTTTTCAAGTGCTGGAATAGCAGTAACAACTCTCCCAGATCCACCACTAATTAAAAACGATGTATTTCTTTTCATAACTTATTTCACTCGTAGATAATTTTTATACAGTATTAACAAATAAAGTTCTGTTCTTTATATCAATATGTATATGATATTTTAATGGATATATTGATCATATCTTAATCATACATGTTCGTATAATCATTGTTTGATGGTTCTTTAATAAATCCTTCCGGAAGACCATCCTCAAGCAATATTTTTATGGCACCTTCTCTAGTAACAGTTTCACCAGCGTACATCAATTCTTCTAACTTATATGGACAAATTTGATAGCAAAATGCCGTGGCAAAGATTACAGAATGTGAAAAGGTTAAAACTTGTTCATCTTTAACTTCTTCATTAACTTTAAAAATACTTGACATTGTAGACCTAACATTTGATCTTATTTCTTTTGATGGGAAATGTGGATTGAGTTTATGCCAGGTTTCTGGTGTTTCAATTTTAGGAAAATCAATTGAAAGTTTTTTAGATTGTTGATATATTTCTTTCAACCACTCCGAAAAAATAACAAACATTCCAATTAAATCATCATCATAATCAGCATGTTGAAACTGATTATGATATAACTTTAGTTTCATAATATTTTCATTAAGAATATATGTTTTAGACATAGTTTTTATCTCCAGTGTTTTTCATTTTTCCAATCTTTATGAATTGTTGATTCGTGTTTATTTTTAGAGTATAAAAATGGATTATCATAGGCAAAAAGACCAAATTGAACAATGGGAAAAAAATCTGCTCTCATATAGATATCTAGAGATTGATAAATTCCTTCTCGAATCACATGAGAAACAAGGTTTTTAGCAGCAACAGGATCTAGTGCATAAGCATGAGCACGACATATACTTTTCACATGCCCACAATGATCTGTAGCATGTGGTGGAATATTAAAAAGTGGACTTCGGCCAGTATATTGTTCCTGTGAACCTAGATATACTATTATACCATAAGTATTATGAAATAAATACCTATCAACCATAATCGCATCATGTTCTAAAATAACTATTGGTCTGTCAATTTCAATACAATGACACCAAAGACTAAAATGAGAAAAAAAACATGCTACTTGTGTTGGTGTTAAAGATACATTGTAAAGTTTTAACCACCCTAAATAATCTTTATTTTTTAAATGTTCTGGTGTGATTATTTTCCCAGAAGTTCCATCAAATGCATTCCAGATTTTATAATCTTGTCCTATTTTTACACAAGATTCTATGCACCTTTTTGTAAAATCTTGTGATATTTTATTATTTTCCAATGAAATAATATATGTAGATTCAATATTTCTATCATCAGAATAATGTAGACTTTTATTAATATCAATCATCATCTAGTAAATATTTTTAATATTATAAAGTATAGTTTGAAGGAACGCAAGCAATAGCAGCAGTCTGATGATGAGTTGTTTCTACTTCCCGCCAAAAGTTAGATGTAGCTGCTCCAACATTTTGTGGTGTGTAGCAAGCGCCGGTTGTTCCATTGCCAAGTTCACCGTAAGGATTATAACCCCAAGTCCAAAGAGTTCCATCAGATTTGATTGCTGCAGAGTGATGAGCATCAATAGTACAAAATATTTTAGTCCAGTTTGTTCCACCACAGGAAGTTTGAATTGGTGAGCACCTGGGGGAGGTATCATTGGTTCCAAGTTGACCGTAGGGATTATGACCCCATCCCCACAAAGTTCCATCAGATTTTCTAGCGTGGCCACGCGCCTGTCCACCACCAATATCAACCCAGTTTGAGCCAGGAACTTGCACAGGACAATATCTATCACTATTGTCACCAAGCCCCAGTAGCCCATGGTTGCCATGTCCCCATGTCCAAAGAGTTCCATCAGATTTGAGAGCAACGTTAGAATGGCCATGCATGGTTTTAGCACAAATCCAGTTATTACCAGGAACTTGAACTGGTGAGCTTAAATTATAATAAATGGAGGAGCTGTCGGTGCAGCAAGGCCTGAATCCGTTATTCTGTGGCCAGTTAAGTGGATCATAACATGTAGGACTACAACACGTTCCAAGAATCGGGCAAGTAACACAACAAATACCTAATGCACCATAGTTACCATGTCCCCATGTCCAAAGAGTTCCATCACACTTGACAGCAGTACTATGATGTCTTGAACCAGAAACCATTTTCCAGTTATTGCCCGGTATTTGAGTTGGTGATGCAAGGGTCTGGTTCCCTTTGCACCCCATGCCCAGTTGCCCATGATCGCCCAGGCCCCATCCCCATAAAGTTCCATCACATTTAATGCCAAAAGAGTTATGGCAGCCACCAAAAAGTCTTGCCCAGGTAGTTCCCGGCAACTGTGTTGGTGAAGAAAGAGTATTACCGAAACCACCTATCCCAAGTGTGCCGTGACCATTATGTCCCCATACCCATGCAGTGCCATCATTTTTAGTGGCGACCACTGTACAGTTTCCCATACTTACAGTTGACCAGTTGGTTCCCGGAACTCTAATAGGAACCAGAGTGCACGTCGGATAAGGATGTATCATCCCATATGCAGCACCCACAACAGCGTGGTTGCCGCCAGTATCGTAACCCCATACAAATAGTCTATTATCATTAGGATCACCTGCAGTAAAATACCCACTTGGATCTGATGTATTAATACCAGAATTGATAGCAGAATATATCTTATTCAGAGTATTTGGTGCTTTTAAAGAACGCGAACTTTGCCCATCACTTTTTGGTGGTAGTTGATATGCCATTTTTAATTCCTATCTTGTACCATTTAATCTTTACTATATTTATTACTAAAAGATTCTACTAGTTTATACATCTCTTCTATTGCCCCAGACCAATCGCCATATTGATTTTGTCTAACAACTGTTACACTATCATACCAACGCAAATCATCATTTGCCCATACAAAATAACAAACTAGTGGAACTATAACAATTGTTGGTATATTCATTGCGCCAGCCAGATGTGCCGTTGAAGTGCAGCTTGTAACCAATAAATCAAGTCCAGAAAATACAGAATATGTATCTTGCCAATCTTTAATAATGTGTCTACACGGAATAAAATGATCATCATCTTCACTCTCCTCTAGTTGTAAAGAAAATAAAGATCCGTAATGAGTTAGATTATAAAACTTTTCTTTAGGAATTGATCGAAACTGATCATGTTCAAATTTTTGATTTCCCATCCACCGAACACCAATCTTTAATTTATTGGTAGAAGATAGTATGTCCATTCCCCTTGTAATGTAAGGTTCGCTAATACTTTTAATATATGGCAATGTTACCTTATCAAGTGGGTGTTCAACATCAATGAAGTTAGGAATCGACATTCCTGGTATATAATGATCATATTCTAATATTGGTATCATATTATCTGAAGTGACTTCATATCCAGCATTAGAAAGTAATCTACAAAGTTGTATAGGCGCCGTAATAATAAGTTTTTCACAAAATGTTCTAAGATATGATGCCCACCTTAAAAAAATCAAACAATCTCCAAAACCTCCTTCCAAAAACAATAAAAGTGTTTTTGTTGGTTTCCCATCCCATCTTTTTTGAGAATCTATTTTTTTATTCTCAAGATGAATGTATTCATGACCCCATGCTCGGCATTGAGATCCACACTCAAGAAGTTTAAATGCTTCCTTAAACTTCCCCTTTCGCATCATATGCCATCCAATGTTAAATCTAACTCTTGAATCTGATTGATCTAAATTTTCATAAACTTCTAATGCAAAATTGAAGTTTCCAATTGCATTTTTATAAATAGCCATATCTAATTGGAAATCCGTATAATCCATACCTACATCAGAAAATTTACATGATGACAAAAGATCTATGGCTTTTGAAGCTTGTTGATTATGATAATAACATTTAGATAGATTAGATTTAAACTCTTCCGGAAAATCTTTTTCTGGTATCTGTTCAAAACATTTTATAGCACCCACATAATCATGATTATCATATAATTGTTTTGCTTGATCGTTGATATTATTTAAAATATCAATCTTCTCTTGTGTATAGTCTTTCATTAGTTTCAATCCAAGTTACCAAACTAAAACGTTCACCTTTCGTTACGGGATGAACTCTATGAGAATATTCATAATATGAAGGGAAAGTAATGATTGTTCCTCTCATTGGTTTTATTTTTAACCCTAAAGAAGGAAACTCCAACTCTCCACCCTCATAATCATCATTAAGATAACAAATAATACTAATGTCTCTGTCTGCAACTCTTTTAAGTTTACCATCAATAACTTCTTCAGAATCATTATGTATATCATATTTACCACCCAAAGGATAGTATAACATTTGAACTGGTTCTAACTTTTTAAGTTCACATTCATATACTGATTTTAAAATAAGATCATATAGGTTTATTATAGCATTTTCAATATTTTCTCGTAAACTATTTGGAATAGCAATCCAATGTGTATTTCTATAACTTAAATCTTGATTTTGATCCTCCTTGTATCCAACTAATGCTGGGCTACTATCATTCTTTTCACTTAAAATAAAATCGTTTAATATTTTTAAATGCTCTTCGGGAACAGCATTTGGAATGATTTTGATATAATCATATATGGTTTTTAGTTTAGTCATTCATACATTACATAATACATTGTACATGGTATATATTACAAAATATTAGTTATAACAACAAACCCCAAAAGATGGATAACGAACGTTTGGATAGTTTTCAGGACATATTCCAAGTTGACACTGAGAAACGCCATCAGTTCTCGCAACAATCATCCAGTGCCCAGCAGCAATATCTCTCCAGTTGGTTCCTACAATTTGTTGTGGGGAAGATCTAGGACTCGAACCAATATCAATTTCACTATGAGGATTTTGTCCCCACCCCCATAAAGTTCCGTCGCATTTAACACCCCAAGCTTGATTATGTCCCGCAGCGCCCCAACACCAGTTAGTCCCATGAGGAATTAGACAAGGACTAAGGGTATTGTTCCTGTCAGCGCAACAATCTCCCCTTTCACCGTGGATATTATGCCCCCATACATATAGGCCTCCATCGCAATTGCGACCGACAGTCGTCCAGTGACTGTTAACAGGTTTTGAAATATTACACCAGCATCCCCCTATTCCAACCGGAGAACAATAGCTGGTTTGGTTACCAACTCCAAGAACTCCATGAGGATTTGGTCCCCATGCATGATGACTACCATCTGTTTTTCTTCCAAAAGTTCCTCGGTGACCGCCTCTTGTGCAAGTCCAAGATCCTGGTATTTGAGTCGGCGAGGATCGGGAAGTGTTATCGCCAACACCAAGATTTCCATGAGGATTATGTCCCCATGCCCATAGAGTATTATCGGTTTTAATTGCAAATCCTTGGTGATGGTCAGCATTGACTGAGCACCAATTAGTATTGGTTCCTACTTGTTGGGGAGTGGGGCGATCGCCGCCATCAAAGTTAAGCCCAAGTTGTCCATGAGGATTGTGCCCCCATGTCCAAAGAGTTCCATCACATTTAACACCAGCGCCAAAGTATGTTCCTTGAGAAACACATCTCCAAATACCTGCAATTTGAGATGGTGAAGATGCAGGTGTGAAAGATCCGTTTCCTAGTTGTCCATGATTATTATGTCCCCAGGAAAATACACTACCATCAGTTTTTTTTGCCATTATAGCATAATAACCTATCATATCATCAGGATTCATATTAATATCCCAACAATCAACAGCACCAACTAAAATTGGAACATGGCTTCGGCTCGGTGATGTTCTTTTAGCTCCAAATTCACCATGAGGATTATGCCCCCACACATAAAGACCATACAATCCAGATGAAACAGATTCGTAGTTCCAACACCCGAAATTTATTCCATTGTATACATCATTGATAGACCATAGACCTTTTTTTTGATTTGTTATTACGGATTGAGACATTACTATTAATCCTCAATATTTTGATTTTCAATGTAAAGTAAATATTCCCATCTACGAGTAAGATCTGGGACATGGATACCAATAAGATTTGCTGGTAGTCTTTCAGGTGGTATATTTACAATCTCATCTTCAATACCTTCAGGAGGTATAATAACTGGTTGTTTTGGTATTCTAAGATTTGGAATATATTCATTCGAAGAATATTCTATGAATGATTGATATGGATTTTCAGCATCAAAAACAAATGCCTTGATTCTATCAACTATCTTACCCCTTAAACCAGATAGTTTAGCATCTGTTTCTCTGAACTTATTATGATTATTAACTATTTTTTGTGCAAGAACTGTAATATCAATCCCTCTTGAATCGGATTCAATCTGAAGAGTAGTTGATGTAGTGCCTGTGTTTAAAAACTCAACGGATTCTTGATACTTTTGAATACCTGCAGTGGTTGCAGATTCGTGATATGTCCCAAACAACTCATCTCTTAGTCGTCTTTCCTGATCATATGCATCTTTAATTGCTTGTTCTTGTAAATCAGTGATTACACGTCCTATTTCATACGAATATTCTTCAAAAGTAAGTTCAAAAATTCTATTTTCTATATCAAACGGAGTATCATCATCTACCTTAGCATAATACCATTGACCATCAAAACTTTGACATAACTCATAAAATGTACCAAGATTAGGCAAAGAAATTCCATTTAGAGAATCTTGTTTATCAATAGAGATTCCAGTTTCAGAATCAACCATTTTAAACTTTGCATATTTCATCTTTGTTTACCCTAAAAATGTTCTATTTAATAAGTATTTAGTTAACACTAACACTTAAGGCCGTAACTACTATCGCCAAATGATGCAACACTAGTCCAAGTACAAAATGCAGTTACTTGACTAAGCCCATTACAAGAACTTAAACTATTATTTCCAAGTTGTCCGCACATATTATTCCCACCATTATATAATAGATTGCAGCAAGAAAAAACGAGGACATGATTAGCTCCACCAGCCATAATATTTTTCCAACAACTAGATTGGGCTACAACAATACAACGACATCCACCATTTGCGCCGCTGCTTGTAGCGCCAACTAGTTGTCCAACAGTATTAAGACCCCATGCAAAGAGGTTACCATTACGATCTGATGCATAACTAGCACTTTGACCACCAGAAGTTTTAAACCAGGAACCAAGAACTTGAGTTGGTGAAGATCTATCTGGAGAAGTTCCTGTACAACCACCACCAAAAGAAAAACAAGCTGTTCCAATACCTAGTTGCCCATAATAGTTATTACCCCATGACCACATGGTTCCATCAGATTTGATTGAAAGTGCATGATAAAATCCTGAACCTATTTCACACCAATTAGATCCTGGTATTTGAGTTGGTGAAGATCTTGGTTGTACGGTGTTGTCACCAACTTGACCATAGTCATTATATCCCCATCCATATAATGAACCAGTGATTGTTGTTGCATAACTGCTATAATATCCACCAACGAGTTTATTCCAATTAGTACCAGGGATTTGTACAGGTGAAGATCTTGGGATATTTCCAGCTGCACAGTTATCCCCAAGTTGACCATAAAGATTTGATCCCCAACTCCATAAAGTTCCATCCGATTTAGTGGCAAGTGTATGTTGTCCACCAGCACCTACAGAAGACCAGGATCCTGGTATTTGAGTTGGCGAAGATCTTGGAAAACATGTACAATCTCCAAGTTGCCCAAGTGTGTTATCTCCCCAAGTCCACAATGTGCCATCAGCTTTAATAGCAGCTGCATGTTTATCACCAGAAGCAATATAAATCCAGTTTGTTCCAGACACTTGCACAGGTGAAGATCTTGGGCTTACAGTTCCATCACCAAGTTGTCCACATTGATTCGCGCCCCAAACTAACAAGCATCCAGGCTCTCCAACAATAGAATCTGCTCTCCAAAGGCTATCTAATGTTCGATCTTTTACCGTATTTATTTTCCATATTCCAGATCTATATGGCATAATACTAACCCTTATTTAGAATAAATTGAAAAATAAGAAAAATTAAGACTTATATTTTCCTGAAACGACTACTTCTAATCGGTTTGCAACGTTTGCAGTTGCTCTGATTTTATGGTACCTTGGTAATGTTTTTGGACCTTCTAAAATTTCAACCGAACCATTTGCGGGTATAACGAGATTAAATGTATAATATGCTTGTCTAGTATTCGTTCCGTTAGTCCATTCAAGAGTTATTTGAGCGTCAGAAGCACCATGAACATTTGAAACAAAAATACTTTCTATTACAGCATTATTATCACTTGCAGTAAACAAATCAGTAGCAGACGTAGAAGTTAGTGCCACACCTCCCCCAAAATACTTAGTATCTGTAGAAGTTTCATAAGTCACCTGTGCTTCCAGTAAACTAGCTCCACCACTTTGGAATCTAATCGTTGAACTAGGATACATAATCTTAGGTTTTGCAAGTAGCTCAACAGAAGTTCTTCCGGGAATAGGAATAAGATAAGCAATCCTGGTGTTGGAATAGTTTGTTCCAGTAAGATCTGAAGTAAGATTAACTGTTGTTGCATTCGCATCAATATTTGAAACATGAATAGAATGAATAATATAACGAGTGTCTGAAGTTGATGGTAGGGTAATACCTGCAGAAAGACTCGTAGTCATTACATATCCAACGCTAGTAGTAATTCCAGTATTGAATAGTCCAAGTCCTGCACCCGATCCGCCACTACCACCGCCAGCAGAAGCTGCCCAAGTGGGAACACCAGAACTAACCGTTAAAACTTGTCCATTACTACCAACATTTAACTTGGTTAGAGTATTTGATGCAGAAGCGTAAAGAATATCTCCAGTTGTATAGGTGGTTTGTCCAGTTCCACCAACAGTTGCGGCGATAGCAACTCCATTCCAAGTTCCAGTATGAATACCACTAAGTATTGATGCAGTAATGATACCAGTTGTATTAACACTAGAGTTTGCATTAAGTGCTGTCGCGACACCAGCAATGACGGCAAAGGCTGCAGTATTACCTGCGGCAGGGATGTTAACAAGTCCAGATGCATCACCAACAAACTTAGTTGCAGTTACAACACCAGTAACCTGAACACCATTGGGAAAAGTTGGAGCTGTTCCTCCAACACGACTAGTAATATTATCAACTCTAAGTGTAGACATTTTACTACTTTCCTTTTTTGTTATTTATGGACAATAAAAACTTGATTAGAATATATTTAAAATATTCATTCGTAAGATTGTATCATTAGCAATCTCAAGAACTGCACCACTACCAACGACAATCTCAGCGAGTTTTGTATATGCAAAGTTATCAGATCCAGAATCAGACTGAACAGTTACAGTAGTATTATCGGCAATAGTAAATGATTTAGGAGTCTTATAGATAATACTTAAGAGTGAAGTAGCATCTGCAGAAAGAGCTGTTCCCATTCCTTCTGTTGTGCTTCCACCACCACCACCGCCACTAACATTAACGTTAGTAATAGAAGTAATTTTATTATTAGCATCAACTGTGATTTGTGCAACTTGAGATGCATTACCATAAGTACCTGCAGATGCCCCAGTTAATCCTGTTAAAGAAGAACCAGATCCAACATATGATGTTGCGGTAACAACACCAGAAACGGTAACTCCACCACTTGTAGACCCATTAGATGAAATCGTAACCGCAGATCCTACATTTACAGTATTTGTTTTTACCGAACTTGCAGTTGCTATTCCACTCGTGCCATCAAGAGTAATGGTTGGAGTTCCACCACTGTTTTTAACAACGACAGAATGGCCAACTGTAGAGATACCAGCACTATCGGTGTTATTAACATTGGTAATATTTCTGTTATTATCAACAACAGAAATACCATTGACTTTTAAAGCCATTGTCGTACCCCCAAAGTACTAGGCATCCTCTGTATTATTTATGTCTTTACGAAAGTTTATTCAAAATAGTATTAAGAGTTTCTTTAATATTTTCATTTTCTTTTTTGAGTTCTTCAACCTGAGAGTTGAGTTCTTTTACAGACTCAACTAAAACTCCGATTAGACCATTGTAGTTAACCTGTTTTGGATTCCCATCAGTAACAAGTTCAGGAATGACTTCTTCAACTTCTTGTGCAATAACACCCAGAGATGGAGTTAATCTTTCTTTCCAAGTAAATCGCACACCACGAATAGAAGAGATAAGTTCCAACGCATTTTCAATTGTGGAGATGTCTGTCTTTAAAGTAACATCGGAAGTTGTGTTAAAGTCTGCGGCACTTACTGTTAGTGATGCTTTGATATTGCCTACAACATCCACTGCCTCTGTGGGAGACTCAATACCAATTCCAAGTCTACCATTAGATCTTGTGAAAACCGCAAAGGCAGTTCCACCATTACTGATTGCAAAATCTGTGGCTGTATTTGTGAGGTTTAAATCAAGTCTATCTGAAGTTCCATTGTATGCTATCGTAACATCATCACTATCACCAAAACGCAATATATCACCATCAGCAAGATCAAGTGCTTCTCTTACATTTAAAACTTTAGTTGCAGTTAAAAGATTATCAACAGTAAGTTGTCCAAAATGACCATTTGGCCAACTGTTACCCACAGTTCCAATAAATCCAGTTCCGGAAGTTGCTGGTTGAATCGCACTCAAACTAAGAGTTTTTGATTGACTTAAAGAAACTGTACCAATACCGCCAGCGCCAACAATAGGAACACTAAAATCGTCCGTAAAGTTAAAGGTTCCAGCGGATCCAACTACTGTGCCATTATTTTGAACTTGGATTGCACTGAGACCTCCTCCTCCCCCGCCACCGCCACCTCCAGTCGCGGTTACAGTTACAATACCACTACTATTAGATGTAATCTGAATACCAGATCCAGCAATGATTGATGTAACAACTCCAGATAGATTTACTCCAGAACCAAAATAAGATGCTGCCGTTATAATACCACTTGGAGTATTAATATTGTTATCTTGAATCGTAAGAGAAGATCCAGTTGTTATTCTTGTTGCTGTTAAAATGCCAGTGTTAATATTTAAAGATGTATCAACAAGTAATGCAGATGAAAGGATTGATTTAGTATTGCTGTCTATTGATGTTATATTTTTTAACTGTCTTGCCGAACTAATAACTTCTGTGCTTCCAGCACCAGTTCCAATACTCAGTGATGGTAAAATGCCAGTAGTAATATTACTAAGATCTGCTCTTGCTAACTCATATCCACCAGTTTGAGTACCATCATGAACTCGTAAAGACTTTGCAGTTGTGTTAACAGAAAGTTCGCCATCCGAACCCAAAAAGTTATTATTTTGAGTTTGCGTCCCCCTTCTGAACTGTACTATAGTTGGCATTTTACGTTTTTCCTCTATTTATCTAGGTTAAAACCTGCAGGTCAACAGTTGCTACTGAATATTGTGGTTGTGTTAAACAATCAAAAGCATAAGACAATGCTACACCAAAAGCATCCGTTGTCGGTGAACTTAAATCTCCATAATCACTTACTGGGAAATAATCAATATCAACACTTATAGTTGCAATACCTACACCGCTATTGATAGCGGTGATCCTCGGTCCTACAATATTTATCGTTGTGAGGGCTCCCCCAACTTGAGACCCTTCTTCTTGAATGAAGATTTGGCCACCGCCACCACCGCCGGCAATAGCAGGAAGATTAGTTAACTGAGATCCATCACCAACAAACTTAGTAGCTGTAACAATACCAGTGAACCTGGCATTACCGACAACATCCAGATTAGTCTTCGGAGTTACACTACCAATTCCAACAAAACTAAAGTTAGTAGATATGGCAATGTTACTAGTTGAGTCATCAACCAATATAAGAGATGCAATTTGGGATAACTCTCTATTTCTCGCCATTTTTACAACGATTATATAAGATATTTATGGAGATTCTCACCTCTCCACAAATATCTTATCGTGCGCTTGATTGTCCGCCGAAGAGATTTTGTGCTGGTGTTTCTGCCCAGGCAGCGTAAATGTAATTCGCAGAAGCATTAATTGCGCCATAAGTTCCACGCATCTTGAAACCATTAGAAAGTAAATCAAGACTACCAGAAAAACCAGAGGCATCATCTTCTGCGTTGCTCAGATTTGCATAAAGATTTGCATTAGCAGGATTATATGTGCTGCGTGTTGAGTCACGAATAATCCACTGCTCTACATCACCTGCAATATCCTGAGTACACTTGACTAGGAGAAACTTGGGTTTGAAACCAAGATGAACATAAACCCCATCTGCAGAATTATTTCCGGTGTAGATGCCAAATTTACTGAAACCGGGGATTTCTGCCCAACAGTAAGTAATGAAATTGTTTCCGCTGGCTCCGTAAGCTGTATCGCCATAAATATGAAAAACGCTACTTGTATCCGCGTTTTCTCCAGAATTTCCTTTTGCTGCTGTTGTATTTAAAATGAAAAAATCTAGCGATCCATCAATAACATTAGTATGAACCGCCCAGATAGTTGAACCTGTAGTGCGGTTTTTTGTGATCCTGAGTTTAGGAACAACGCCGAGTCCATGAGCTACTGTTGCGTTAAAAGTGCTATTGCCAGCCCAACTAACAATACTAAACCCACTCTTCGTATTCACAGAAGCACCAGTAGGAGTAATCGTACCAGCAGTTAATCCAGCAGCAGCTGCAGTTGAATATCCTATATCGTCTTTCCAGAAAGAATATCCCCCACCACCTCCGCCTGCTTTCCAACACCAGGCGACGTAGGTATTTGGCGATGCACCATTGTGACCTAGTTGATTGCCCAAACTAAAACCATCTGAGGTGAAAGCCGTCAGTCCGGTGGACTCAATACCTTCCGGATCTGCCAAATCACTATTTAATGAGTAAGTCGCGCCACGTATTTGGTCATAAAGGCGATGGTTTCCTGCTGCAGTGCCACGTCGCTTAATCCACACCAAATCAGGTTTAAAGTTCAATCCACTAATAGTCTGTGTTCCACCATTACCAGTATAAGTCACAATCCCAACAAACTGATCTGGACGAGCAATCGTAGGTCTTGGAGTATTTGCAAGTGCTAATGGTTGGAAACCTGCTGGTGGTGGGAACTTGAAGGGTTTTTGACCGAAGTTGCAGATATAAGTTCCGCTCTGAGTAGCATTTCCAAATACTCCAACGGCAGGAAAAATGTTTCCAGTTATAGAAGAATAAGCCTGTC